CTACCATTCCTCCACCATAGTCGCGCCGCTCCAGTGGAACTCGTCCGGATCGCCTTTGTGGATCTGCACGATACAGCCATTGTCGGCGGCGTCACGGACGGCTTGGTCACGGACTCGGTGAATGTCTGCGTACGGTCCGTCGACGTCGAACTCGCCGAACTCGTACAGCAGCCAGTACTGGGTGGACATGGTGATGGGAACTCTGAATGAAGTGTGGTGGTCAGTCTACGAACGAGAAGGGCATGTGGCCTGGTTTCAGTGCCACAACCCACTTGCCTTGATAGACCTCCATGGGGAGGTGGGCGTTGAGGAACTCCTCGTACTTGGAGTCGTCCTCCTTCTTCTCGGCGTACTGTTGGGCGTACTCGTGGAGGTGGGCCGTAGCCTCCTCGTATGTCTCGTATTGTGGGCAGTTGACGCTCATTTTGCGGCTTGGTGGAATTTCCAACGGTCGAGCCAGTCGACCCATGGGTCGCTGTCGCTGACCACAGTGTTGCTCAGGAGGGAGAACTCGACGATGTCAGCGATCTCCTGCATGTCATCAAGAGACCACGGCTGAGGCGGGAATGCCTTCTGCCAGATTGGCTCTCTGGCGACAAGATGCTCCGCACGGAGGCGGAGTGACTCAAGACTTTTCACGGCTGAGTTCTTCAGAGCGGAGTTGCAGAATCATGCGGAACAGTTCGTCGTCCCCGTGGTAGATCTCACGAACGATCTGCTCATCGCCAATCTCGAGGAAGTGGCGGATGACCGTGCTCGAACCGACACGGATCTCGTTCGGAACGAACTTGACGCCGAGGTCGTCACGCAGACGCTCGCCGAGCTTGCTCTGGTCGAGGCCGAGGACCACGGTTGTGGCCTGCTGCAGCTCGGGCTGCACCTGGCGAGTGAGGACATCGGTGATGCACTCTTCGACGGCCTGGTACGGTCCGGGTGCGCCGGTAAACATCACGCGGTCGATGTCCACGCCAGCATGTTCGAGGAGAATCCCAAACGCTGCTCGGCGGAGCTCCACGTCGTTGTTCTTCTTCGCAAGCGAGAGAGACACGACGGCTTGGTCGGCCTCCTGCAGCATGCGCTGGACCAGGTGAACGTGCCCGGGGTGGGGCAGATTCATGCGGCCAAACGTGACGGCGGTTGTCATGTGGTTGTTTTCCATATCCCTATTGTACCTCAAGTCAGCGCCTGGAAACCAGATCTGGTCCAGTTTTGTAACCGTCACATGGTCCACCAGGCGCCTCTCTCGAGGAGAGCCTCAATGAAGCCGCTCTGCAAAGTCGTCAAACCCCTGCTTTCCGCCACACCATCGGGAGTAGCGGTCCTCAGGAGGACGGTTCGGGCGCTTCAGACGGCTGAGGTACGCGTCTGCTCGTGGGTCTGTGATGAGTACGGCGGTGCCGTGGTCTTGGGCCATCAGCGATGGCACTGTGTCGGGACGATGAGTTGACATGGTAACTGATGCGAACATCAGCAACTTTTTACGAGGTTACCAATCTCGTCAGGCCCACTTGTCAGTGGCGGCCTCGGTGAAACTCTTACCCGGATAGGGGTTCTTCACCATCATGAAACCGCCCTGATCAAGGTCACGGCGGTAGCCGAGACGCTCGTAGAAGCCTGATGTGGCGCGTCCGGCCCAGATCGTGAGGTTGTCATTGCACCCTCGCTCGATCCACTTCACCGCGGCCGTGCCGATGCCCCTGCGTCTCCACTTGGGGAACAGGTAGAGGGACTCGAGGGCGGCGCAGTCCTCCCACTCGAAGATCTCGGCGAAGCCGGCGTAGACGTGGTAGTAGTCTTCTGGAACGGTGATTCCCCAGAGCTTCGCTCCCTCGGCCACGGCACCGACCAGATACTCGTACCAGTGCTCACCCTTCTCGAACTCCGTCTCGTGGGCCCAGAGCACCGCTGCAGCGCCTTTGCCGAGGTAGGTCAGATCGATCTGAGCATCACCACCTTCGACCCGAAGAGCTGACGCATCTTCATGTTGAGAGGCGTCATCTCGTCCTTCTTCTGTGCTGCTCGGTCCCATGACGCTTTGTCTCTCCACCAGATGCGGTTGGTTGCGATGCCTGCTTTGCAGTCGATCTGCTTGTTGATGAAGCCCCTCTGCTGGCGAAGCCACGGGAGCCAGTAGTCCTCTTCAAACTTCAGCCAGTCGTCCTTGACTGAGGGATGGACCATGAACTGCAACTGCTCAAGAATCACGTTTCCACTCCGTCCACTTTTGAATGGGGCACTCCATGTTGGCCATGGTTGTCTTCAACGGCATGAAGCAGCCGCAGATTTGACATGTGCGAGCTTCACTATTATAGCGGTCGCACGATTCGCAAACCTCCATTCGTAACATGGACACGCGGCGAGGGGCCACAGATGGGTCCTCAAGCAGCCGCTTAGCCGTGTCCTTGATTGAGGCAGCAAAGCTCCGCCTACAGCACTCCGGTGAGTCTGACATCAGTCCCAGTACGATTGGATAGTTTCCAGATGTTTCAGGACGATCTCCTCGTCCGTGGTCCTGTAGACGGATTTTACACTGCCTTCGGTCTGGTAGAGGCGAAGCTCCTGTAGAGCGGCTCGCACGACAGTGCAGTCAGCCACCCACTCGCGTAACCAGAAGACATTGAACTTCTCCTTGTAGTGCCAGAGCGGATCGTCATAGGTCCAGACCCGCTTCGGCTCGGGCTGGTTGTTAGCCCGATTGACCCAGTCGGCGAGGAAGTCATACTCTTCGTCGCTCTCTCGGGCGGTCATACTCTCTTCGAGCTGAGCCTGGAACGCACGCTCCTCCTCCTCAGGGGTGCCGGTGACGACCACCTGTCTGTAGTCCTGAGCTCGGGCCATGGCCTTGTCCCGGTAGTAGCCAGGGTCGCAGCGGAAGACGCAGTTGACGATCAGGTAAGGGACGTTGGGGTAGCGGAAGAAGCCCTCCTCAGTGAGCTGGCCACCACCACCGGAGCGGGCACGCCAGCTGAGGTCGAGGATGTGAACTTCGTTACTCATTTTCCGGACCTCCATGTTAGACAGTCGGTGAACGACTCCCACTTCTCGTCGTAGAGCTCATCCTCGTGACCAGCTCCTACATCCTGAAGGCAGATGCCCACGATCTCAGCCTCGACCCACCCGTACCCGTCGATGTGGATGGGGTGGGAAGCGGCGAGCAGGAGAGCGAGGAGACTAGACATTGATCTTGCCGAGTGCGGCTCGGTAGAAGGCTTCGAGGCTCGGGCCATGGGTACTTGGGACACCGAACTTCTCCGCGAAAGCAGCAACCGCAGCACGCTCAGGCATGTAGCTCAGCGTCCGCTTGTCGAACTCCATGTGCGGCAGAAGGGCCAGAAATGACCCAACCACGACGTCATAGAGGGCAGCCATGTCCTCTTCTGGGATGTTGACAGTCCTGGTTGTTGGTGCCAAGCAGGAGAACTGAACTTCCATAGCCACTTGTGAACGGGGTAGATTGGGGGAGCGAAGTGCATGACCCACAGAGGTGAGTCGGTTGCTTCGAGGTAGTCGTAGGCCTTCTTGAAGGCCGCTGGGCGAATTGGTGGGTTCACTTGTTCATTTGCAGGGTGGGCACGGGCATACCGCCTTCAGTCGGCACGTAGACGGTCACGTTGCCGTGCTTGGCACCTTCCTCCAGGTTGGTGATGTAGAGGTACTGAAGGTACTCGCGGTTGCCCTTCAGGGAGTCACCAATGATCTGGTTGGCCTTGGCAACGCCACCGGCACGGATGATCTCGGCTTCAGCCAGCTGTTGAGCAGAGTCCTTTTTCGCCTGGGCTTCCAGCACGGCCACCTGGCGAGTGTACTCAGCCTCTTGCAGCAGAGCCTTACCGTTCAGGGTTTTGGTCCACACGTTGTACTGAGGGAGACCGTAAGCGAGGCCACCGATGGTAACGACGCCGACGAGGCTGAGGGCGAGGGCGGCAGGGAGAGGACTGTCGTTGTAGCTCATGGTTTGAGTGGTGGGTGATTAGCGTAGGGAGAGGGACGCGGCAGGAAACCGCGCCCCACAAAACTCAGGCGACTGCGAGCTCGGTCAGAACGCTCAGAGCGCGCTGGTTGACGCGGTTGCCAGTGCCGAAGTTCACGTACTGGAACTGCGCCTTGGCGGTCTTGCGAGCCTCGTTCGAGGTGAAATCAGTCACAGCGTTGAAGGCATCATAGAGAGTGCGACCCTCGTTGCCACGGCCGCTGTAGAACAGCTGGTTGAGCTTGTCGATGGCCTTGATCTCGCTCGCCTTGCGATCGAAGATCTGCTCCAGCGCATTGTGGAACTGACCGCTCGTGCAGGAGGTCTGCGAGAGCTGCTCGACGTGCTTGGAGTACTGCTCCATGCAGACGGAGACGTAGTTGGAGACCGCTGTGGTCTCGAGTACGCGCTCGTTCACGCCTGCCGTGTGGCGGAACTTCTCGCTGATGTCCGAATAGGCCATCGCGAAGGTGTTGCCACAGATGACGCGCACAGCGGAGGTGCCGATGGCCACAGACTTGTTGCCAGCGTGACCGTTGAGGAAGGTGATGTAGGACTGGTAGTCCTCACCAATGACTTGGAACTCCTTCTCGATCTTCGCCTGAACGAAGACGCTCGCGCCGTGGGCGAGGTAGCCCACGTTCTCGATCTTGAGGAGGCCCTCCTCCTGCAGAGGCTTGATGAGGCTCAGCAGAGTCTCGTTCTGCACGATCTCGTAGTCGGGGGAGACGGTGCCGAGGCCACGGCCGGTGTCGTCACGGACGATGGCGACCTTCTGGTCCCACTGCACAGGCTGGCCGTTGTTGCCGGTGAAGAACAGAGGGCGCTTGGAGACGGTCCAGTTGAGGTCGTTGGTGACAGCGAAAGCAGGCATGGTTTTGAGGGTGTTGGTTGACTTGACTATTGTACCACAGTTTTCGGTGTGGAAACCTCAGTTGGTGATGGGGCAGACGGCCACTTGGTAGCCACCGCCGGTGGAACGCAGGCACTCCTTGTTGCGGACGCCCACAGCCCAGCCGTTACCGCGGGAGTAGGTGTCGTACGGAGTGGCGATCCAGCCGACGTAGCCGTCGCTGGCAAACTGAACGGTGCAGGGGAAGGTGGCAGTGGCGGAGCCGCCCTCCCACTGACGGCACTGGGTGTCGAATGCCATCTGGGCACGGGCGGGAGCCACGGGGATGGCGATTGCCAGAGCGGCGAGGGCAGAGGTGAGGAGCTTCATGGTGGGTTGGTTGCTCATGTGGCTATCATACAGCGAAAAGGGCCTCGCTGGAGGCCCTTGTGCCACTTCTCACACCGGCACATCAAAAGACGTCGTTGGGCTCGAACTCGGCGTGCCAGGTGTACTGTTCGGCTTCTTCATCGCAAAAGAGTAGTGAGAGTGCAAGGTCGGCGACGGTCTCCACGTCGTGGCGGGACAGTCCGTCCAGGGTGACGCCGATGCCGTCGTTGGCGAGGGTCATGGAGTAGAAGCCCCACTTCTCGTCGTAGGAGCCGGTGGTCTGAATCATTGGTCGCGTAGCATCTGAACAGCTTTTACCAACAGGTCCCACTCCTCGAAGTCCAGGCGAACCTCGCTCCCATCGTCGTCGATAATCATCAGGAAGCGACCGCCACCGTCGTCGTCGATGCGGACTTCGGTGCCGAGGAAGTGGCAGTCCTCCTCACGAGTGATGGAGATTGAGTGGATCTGTGACTTGTACTTGACTTCACTCATGAGTTCCTCCGAGGTCGCGGATGCCTTTCCACAGGAAGCCGTAGTCACGTGCTTCCGTAACGCTGCCTTCAATGCCGCATACATCGCAGTTGTCGTGCCAGTAGGTGGAGACGTGGTTGCGCACCTCGCCATACTTCATGCCACAGTCGTGGCAGACTTGGTACGCACCCTTCAGTCGAGTGAGAAGATCAGTCATTGTCAGGTCCTCCGAAGCCACCGAGGTCGGGGCGATCATCTTGGTATCGTGTGAAGTAGTGGATGAGGAGCACGTTGGCAGCTCCGAAGAGGTAGCCGACGAGGAAGAAGACGCCGGTCATCATACGACCGCCTCCTCAGTCTTGAGCACGCTCACCAGACGCTCCAGAACGGCCGTGGTGGTGCGCCGGACTTGCGGCGAGTATGTCACCACAGCAGAGGCTGCCCTGCGCGTCAGGGCCACAGCCACAGCGAGGGTGATGAGGACTGCCATGTAGAGGCGAGAGAGGATCTCGTCGCGTGTGACCTCGCCGTTGCGAGCGCGGTCGATGAATGCTTTGGCGTTGTTCACGGTGAGGTTCAGGTCAGAGTTTGCCGCCGACTTCACCTTCGTAGGTTGAGCAGGCGAGGGAGTCCCAGCCTTCTTGCTGTCCCTTGAGGTAGAAGCGGGTGTGTTGGAGACATAGGTCTTCGTGGAGCGCGGTGATGAGCTCCTTGCCTTCTTTGTCGAAGGAGCGGTAGGTGCCCCAGCGAGTTTTCTCGATTGCGAACGTGTCATCGTAGTAGTGGAGTTCAGTGTTGGTCATTGAAAGAGTGCGCGAGTGTCGATCACGAGGAAGGTCTCGTCGGTGTCGTAGGCCGACGCTAGGTGCAGACCCTCTCTCTTGAGGAGCTCGGCGGTGTCGTGGTCCCCGCGGAGAACAAGCTGTTCCACACGGTCAGCGAGGAGCTCCAGCCTGTCGGCGATCAGGAGCTCCAGTCGTTGCTGTTGGTCAGTCATAGCGGGAACCGAGGTCGGCACCAGGATTTTCGAAGTGCTCGACTGAGGCAGCGATGTCAGCCTCGTCGAAGCAGAACTGGACAGGGTTGCCGTTGAGCACGATGTCGTACTGAGTGTACTCCACAGGGCGGAGAGGCTCACCCTTGTACCAGTCGCCAGCCATCCGTGTTTGGGTCTTGGCGACGATCAGGTACTCGGTGCCAGTCCGAGGGGACTGGTAGGTGGTCAGAGGGAGTGTTTTCATGATGGGTTGGTTTTCCATATTCCTAATGTACCATGCCAGAGCGGGGTTGTGACATGGCCCTTGTGACAGTTTGTCAACTGGCACTCACTTGAGGAGGCCCTCGAGGAAGCCGTTAATGCCCGCTCCGGCAACTGTAGCCCAGAAGGAGGGATCGGTAGCGCATTCGGCGATGGCTTGAGCCCAATCCTCAGGTGTGGCTTTGGAGAGGGCAGCCCGTTCCTCAGGCGTCAGCTCAGCCATGATCTCGTTCATACTGTCCATTCGCGTCCCTCCCAGTCCATCAGGTAGACTTGCTCGAGCTCTTCATCGGTGAGGCTTCTGTATGCGAACTCACGGCACGCGTCCTCAGTGCCCTCGAAGAGGGTGTCGTTGCCGCACATGAGCGACCACTCATCGTAGCAGTCGGGGAAGAAAGGGCTCATTTGTAACCGTAGTGCTCCTCAATGAGGTTGACAAGGGTGTCGACAGCAAATGGCCGACACCATCCTTTGGTGATGAGCTTCTCCCTCAGGCTCTCCCGCCGCTCGATGTCGGCGAGAGTGCGGAGACCTTCATCATTCTTTTCGTAGAAGCGTTCCACCGCCTCCCAAGCCATCTCTTCAGGCGTCATCCTCCTCCTCCTCGACTTCCTCCTCCTCGTAAGAGCCGCCGGTCACGATCTGCACGCTGTCGAAGCAGAGAGTGCCGTTGTCGTCGAAGACATCGCCATTCACCATCTCAAACTCAAACTCCACGATCTGGCCGTGGCCTTGGCTGATGGTGCGCTCCAGCTTGTCGGTAGCGATGATGTCATCCACCTTGATGGCGCCGATGGTGCCACTGTCGACCGCGTAGGTACGGCCTTCGGCATCGCAGTAGAAGCCGTCACCGTATGCGGTTCTCAAGATGAAGAACTGACGACCGTCAGCGAGCTCCAGAAGGTCACCAGGCTCGTTGTCAGGATCGAATGATTGCTCACACACCTCACTCCACACATCGTCTTCGATGACGTAGCAGAGGTCGCCGACGTAGTACTTGACAGTTTCGGTGGTCATGGTTTCAAGGAAAGTGGGTTGGAAGTCAGCCATGCGGTCTTGGATGGACATCAGCCGACCTCGTTGAGTGCCGCTTCAAGCGTCTCGGCCAGCTTGGAGGAGGAAGGGATGAGGAGGAAAGCGGTTTCGTTCATGTTTCTATATTAGCGTGCTTGCGGGTGGAGCGGGGGATTGGTAGGCCGCTTTGTGAACCGGCTGCGGCACAGCCTAGGCCGACTCAAGCTCGGCGGCGATGGCGAGGAGTTGACCTCGAACATCTTGCATTGTTTCACCGTAAATGTCGTTGTCCTCGTGCCAGAACTCTGGCACCACCTGGTCCGCAGCAGCACGCAGGGCGGCGGCAAGCATCCCTTCATCGTTTTCGTCGGGGTAGTAAGGGACCGAATTAAAGGCATCGAGCACGGCTTGAGTGGTGGGTGAGAGAGCGTTCTTTTCCATGAGTGTAGTATAGGTCATTCTTAGGGTCAGCGGGGGATTTCTGTTCCAGTTTGGCAACCGGTTGGCCCTCAGCCCCCACCGTAGACGTAGGACACGATGCCCTCCGGCTGACCGACGACCTGGAGGGTCTTGTAGGCACCGGACTCGATGGCCTTGTCGAACTCCTCGGCCACGTGGACTTCACCGAACTCATCGGCGAACAGCTCGCGGGCACGCTCCAGGGAAGCGGCAGCGATGACGACCATCCCGTCGGTGTAGTCGTAGAGGACTTCGTTGATGATGTAGAGGTTCATGGTTAGTTGGTTGTCCATCACACTATACCATAGTCTTCGAGCTGCTCCTCGAGCTCAGCGGTGAACTGCTCAAGCTCGTCCTCGTCCATGTCGACGAGCACGTAGGTGCTGGCCTTCTCGAGGAGGCTGTGGAAGTAGTTCCAGTTCGGCAGCACGGCCACAGCCTGACGGCAGCAGTCGGCGACGAGTTCAATGGTGGCTTCGTCGAGGTCGTCCTCGCCGGTGTAGTTGGCGATGGCGTGCTCGGCGGCTTCGAGGTAGGTTGCGAAGTCAGTCATGGTGGTTTGCTCAGTTGTAGAGGCGGGTGGTTTCGACGTCGCTGTTGGTGCGGGGGTCGAACTTGACCAGATCGACCACAGCGTCAGGACGCTGCTGGTGGCCGATGGCGGCCATCTTGAGGACCTTGGCTTTGGTGTAGTGGCCGGTGGCAGCGATGCCATTGACTTGCAGATACCAGTTCATGGTGGTTTTGCTGATAGACCTATCATACACCACCAGCCGCTCAGCACGCGGCGTGTGTGCCGCTTTTCTGACTGGCACACCAGAACTGGTTGAGGAACATGGTGAGAGCACCGTCATTCACCTCCTCAGGCTTGGGCCTGTGGCCACGGATGAAGATGCGGTGGCTGTCGTACGCGTACTGCCCGCATCCGTACAGATCACGTGGGTCCTTGCCGTCCCACTTGAGGTATTGCTCGCTCATCCTGCGCAGGCGCTTCGCCTTGACATTGCAGAAGCCGTGAGGCTTGAGGAGGTGCTCCAGGAAGTTATCCGAGACGGCCATTGCTTCCGGAGTGGGGAAATGCTGAAGGACTCGAGCGAGCGTCCGGTCCCACGCCGGCGTGCGCTTGCTCTGATTGAGAAGGACCGCTGCCACCAGGATCTCCCACTCTGTGGTGAGCTGTTGCTGGATGAGCGGTCCGTGGGGCGTGTAGACGAACTGTCTCACTGTTGGTAGTAGTCGTCGGGGTATGTCTCGAGGAGGGCGTAGTAGGCCTCCAGAGCCGAGTAGGTGGGCGGGAGGGCGCCTATCTTTGCGAGGAGCTTGTCACGGAAGTCGAGGGCACCCTTGGAGTAGTAGTAGCCGTAGACCGTCTCGTGGTCCTTGTCCTCCTCCTGCTTGGTTGCCAGAGACATCTTGTTCAGCTCCTTGGAGAGCCGCCGAAGCTCCTCAGAGAGACTCATTCGGCACCTCCACGTCAAACATCTCAGCCTCCATCAGAAGGTCACTGTCGTCCATGAGGATGTACTCGTCGAGGTACATGTCGTAGACGAGGCGCTCGAGTGTCTCCACCTCGATGTCCTTCATCATCTTGTCTGCCAGTCGCTCAGCGAGGAGAGCGCGCTGCATGTCATTCAGTTTCATTCGCCTTCGTCGCGCATCACGACGCAGAGTTGGTGGAAGGTGAGCTCACCCTTAATGTAGTGGTCCATGGCTGTCATGAGCACCTCGCTGGGTGTGCATCCGGTCAGTTCTATCTGACGGAGGGTGCTCTCACACCACGTCCGCTTCGCCTCGGTCATGTTTCGCGGCATCGTCAAGCTCCTGGTTGATCCTGTCCAGCTCACGCTGGGTGTACTTGGTGTCGCCTTCCACGGCGTCCCACAGCAGGTTGTGGATGTCCATGTAGCGGGCTTCCATGCCGAGGACGTAAGCCTCAGGCCCCCAGCCGAAGACGTCGTAGAGAACGCCACGGTAGGAGCGGCGCTTCATCACGTCACCCTCGTAGATACGGCGGCAGACGTTGTAGAAGGCTTTCTGCTGATCCTCAGTAGGAAGGTTCTCCCACCACGTCTCCATCTCCGATGTCCACTGCTCCGTAGCTTCTCTCCACTGTCGAGACATCTCCTGCCACTCCGGACTGTCCAAGAAGCTCGTCCGTGACTTTGGTGATTCGGATGCTGTCTCCGACGACTGTCCAGTCGAGGACTGTTCCTTCGTCCCATCCGAGTTGTTCCCAGATGGCATCAGGGATCTCAAAGAAGAGTTCTCCATTGTCGAGTTCTTGCAGTTCTACTGTTTGGTCCAGGGACATGGCTTTTCGTATCCTTTGAAGATGATTGCGTGGCCAGACAGGTACATCTCGCGAGAGAGTTCCTGCCCGCTGGGAGTATAGACGCGTGCGATGGTGCGACCGTAGAGATCCGTGCCGACACGATCGATGGTCAAGTCAGATCCTCCGATCAGTTTCGCAAGGTAATCGCGGGAAGCGACCGCAGCTGGTTTGTCCGCCTTCTTCTTGGCGGTGTTCTTCATCTCAGGCGTGTCGATGCACGCGAGGCGGACTTTCTCACCTGAGCTGAGAGTGATGGTGTCACCGTCGTAGACGGATTTCACCGTCTCGGCGTTCGCCGCAGCAGGTAGCAGGAGCAAAGCGGCGAGCAGAGACTTAAAGACGCGTTCCATGTTCGATGATGTCGAGCAGACGGGTTGAATCCACCATGAGGAGGTCGTTCCTCATGCGGTTGAGCTTGTCACGCCCCTTCGGGGTGGACTTCTGAGTTGCTAGGACGACGGCGTCCTTACCGACGTACTCGATGAGACGGATCTCACTGGGCGCATTCCACATAGTTCTCAACGACGAATGGATCTTCAATGATGGACACGTAGTCGATGTCCTCTCCGGCCTCCTGCAGGGCTCGGACAGCACTCGCGACGGACATGAACCGACGCGTGCACTTCCAGCCCCAATCAGAGCCTTGCCAGGCTTGACCCTGGTCATTCAGAACGATGAACATTGAATGCTCCCCCAAGCAGGTTCAGTGTAGCAGGAGTCTTACCACGATGAACCAGTCCGTTGCGCGAACCCTGCCACAGACGGCTGGCGTCCATGGAGTGCTTGTCGGCGTGGCCACCAGCGATCTGAGAGAACTCCTTGATGAAGGCACGCACGTCCTCGTAGGAGACGTTGAGGTCGGTTTCTGCCTTCCACACGAGGCGGTAGGAGCGGCCCTCGACCTTGCGGTCGCTGAAGGTCGCGTAGGCGAACCATGGCTCGAAGCCCTCGTCGGTGAAGTGCTTGACCATGAGCTCGGGCTCGATGGGGCACTTGTCGAAGTCGAGAGCGATGGCAGTCTGCTGCCGCCAGCAGTTCTTCTGGTGGCCGTCGGCCTCGGTGAGGAGGTCGTGGCCGTTGAACAGACAGCCGTACCACGGCGTGCCTTGGTTGGTGACGAGGTCGATGAAGCGGTCCTCGTCCAGCGCCACCCATGGCGACTGGATCATCACGTCACGCAGCTTGCCGTACTCCTGAATGGTCTCAGGCTTGGCGGCGCGTGGTTTACCGAGCTGGCAGAGGAAAGTCATGGTTGGTTGGTTGTCTGTGCCTATTGTACCACATTCAGGAGCCCTTGAGAGCTCGTGCGATGGAGTTCTTGACGAAGTTGAGGATGAGGTAGCCGCCGAAGACCTGAGGCCACGTCACGGCAAATCCGATGAGGAAGTGCAGGACGCTCCAGAAGACGGTCGTGGCGATGAGGAAGACGATGATGTTGGCAATTACCTCCCCGATGTCTGATCCGATGCGCTCTGCGTCGGTCATCTTAGCACGCTCCAGTTGCTTGAGCACTTTGTTGATGTTGGTGTCAGTCATTGTGGGTGATGGCGTGGGAGTTGAAGAAGGCGACAGCAGCCAGGGTGTCAGCGATGACCTGCTCCTGAGCTTCGGTGGTCTTAACGTCGTCGAACGGAGCGAGCTTGTCATCCATGCCTCGGTTGATGAGGTCCTGGAGGATAGCGAACTGACCGTCAGTGAGGTGAATGGTGTGGCTCATTGCCCCGGATAGTTGAAGAGCTTGTTGATCCGATCGACCTCCTGCTCGAAGCACTCCACGGTCTCAAATGGATCCATGTCGTGATCTTTCGCAAGTTGGTCGAGCCTCCAACGATAGGCCTCCGACTCAAGGAGCTGCTGAAGAATGAAGCGGCGAACCGCCTCTTTGTGCCTGAGTTTCATCGTCCGCGGTAGCAGTTGGTGTTCTCGACGCAGCCGTAGGAGGCGAAGCTCGAGTTGGCGGTGGAGTCCCTCGCTGAGGTGAAGACCAGAAGGCCCACCAGAGCGAGGAAGAGGGAGGAGGAAACGAGGATGGCTTTCATCTCAGTAACCGTTGAGGAAGTCGTGGAGAGCTTCTTGGTACTGCTCCTCAGTCTCGAAGGTGCGAGCACCGATGGTGCAAGGGAAGGTCCGCTTGGGGGCAGCGGCCTTGCTGGGCTCACGGCCTTGAGCGATGACCTGAGCGGTGTAGGGGTTGGTGTTGTTCATGTTTGTACTGTACCGTGGTTTTGGTGGTTTGGACATGGGCCTTGTGACAGTTCTCAGACCGTCACAGGACGGCCTCGACGAAGGCGGCGTGGCCAGTCTTCTGGTACTGGTCCTCAGCGTGGCGCCACGCCTCCTCGTAGGTGCGGACGAACTTGCGGTTGGTGGGAGTGATCCACACGATGTAGCCTTTGGTGGTTTTCATGGTCAGTTCAGGTCGGAGGTGTCAGCGGTGATGAGGATGCGAGCGCACAGGTCCATCGTATCATCCGCGGCCTGCTCGGTGGTGAAGTCGTAGGCGTCACCGATGGTCTCAGTGATGGCATCAGACACGCACTCGTAGACGATGTCCATCAGCTTGCTCTCGAGGGCGTCAGCCACCTTCTCGGCGGCGAGCTCGGCGATGAGCTTCTTGAGTTGGTTGTTCATGGTGGTTTTCTCCAGTGGTACCACCATACGACAAAAGGCCCCACCGAAGTGGAGCCTTGTGACAGTTTTCTGACCGGCCACTCAAGGTTCGTCACGAAACAGTTCCAACCACGCCATGGCCACGAGGGTCACGACCAGCACGTCCATCAGAGCGACGGCCATCAGTGACCCATTGCTGAACCGAGCAGGTACTGGACTTGGAGCATCGTCTGTAGGCCACCTTGGAGGAAGTCGCCGAAGCCATACATGCGGGCGTCGTCAGCCTCCTCGCTGTACTCGAATGCTGTGGTGAAGACCGCTTGAGCCGCCATCAGGTAGTCGAGGGTCAGCTCTGTGAGGGTCTGCGTGTCGTAGCTTGGCACGTCGATGCCGGGACCACTCAGCTCCTGGAAGGTGGGGTTGTGGCCCAGAGCACGGAGCTGCTCGATCATGGTGTCGAGGAGTTCGCCGAGCTCGTTGTAGACCCTCTCGTACAAGAGATGGTATTGATAGAAGTCCTGTCCTCGGACGGTCCAGTGAGCCACACGGGACACGATGATGACGTTGTTCAGGTGCTTGACCAGACGAGACGCGATGGCGTGGAACTCGTCGGTGTGGAGGTCGTCTATGATTGCCATACTTTGCCTTCTTCGGTGCGGCGGCGCTTGAGACCTTCTTCGAAGGCAGAGCCAGGGTTACGGTATTTGAGCAGGGTGGCGGGCACGTTGGCCCAGTCTTTGTTTTTCAGATCGCGAGTGATGGACCCGAAGTTGTCGGTGTCGCCGTAGAAGTTGGCACCGAGGTTGTAGGCGAAGCTGATGAGAGCGGACTTCTGTCCATCCGACATCTCACCCCAGTGCGGAATGTTCTTCTCCAGGACGGAGACGAAGTCCTTGTCAACGACGACCTTGAGCATGTGCTCAGCGTCGGCCGTAGTGATCGGTGCATCGCCCATGCTGACCCTCTTCCCGTCTGGATAGAAGGTGTTGCCGTAGCCGATGGTGGCGACACCTGCGGGGCAGATGTACGGGTCGGCGCTGAACCCCTCGTACTTCTTGATGAGGTCGATTGCCGCCTGAGGCACACGGGCGCCACTGGTTTTGGCGACGACGGCTGCCTTCTCACGGAACTTCTTGACCCACTCGGAGTCATCGCTCATGACGTCGGCCGCCTGCGATTGAAGCAGGTCCACGGCGGCGATGTGGTTCGGGTTGTTGGCGTCGAAGTTCTTGAAGAAGTCGCGCAGTTTTTCAGGTGACCAGGTCATAAGCCCATTTGACGGTAGCATTCGATGGTGACCAGCCCGCCTGTCTGACAGACGAGGACGAACTCATTGGTCGGGTTGACATTGGCGATCGTGTGGATCAGCTTGTCCTCGAACTCGACGTGGGCCGGATTGTCCCGGTCCTTCATCTTCTTGCAGAACTCGAGGATGAGGTCCCACGTGACGAACTCACAGTGCTCACCGTCGTAGAAGTGAGCGCCTCTGAGTCCGCCCTGCTGTTGGAAGCTTTTGATGAGGACTTCGTTCAAGGTTTGCGCCTCGGAAGTGGAACAGTCGCTCCGTTGGGGAGCCTCATCCGAGGCCAGACGACGCCCTCGGAGCGGAGGGGAGCGTTGCGGAATGAGGCGTCCTGCCCGTTGAGCTCAGATCCCTCAGGCGCTCGGACTGTCAGGTTGGTCTCCTTCGTTTCGTCCTGCGACATCGTGGATCTGCTTCTTGAGCTGTTTTACCCTCAGTTCACGCTTGGTGACGTTGCCGAATGCGGTCTTGAGCACGACGACGACGCTGACAAGACCGGCGAGGCCGATGAGCGCCAGGCCGATGTCGGAGCCAGAGAAGATGGACCAGGTGGGTTCAGTCATTGGTGTTGATAAAGAGAAAGCCTCCACTGGCATTGTAGCCAGCAGAGGCAGGGAGACACCTAGATCAGCCGATCGAGGGTGCGGTGAGGGCCACAGGGGTGGCTTGAGTAGCAGCGAGGTCGAGGGGGAAGTTGTGAGCGTTGCGCTCGTGCATCACTTCCATTCCAAGGCCGGCACGGTTGAGGATGTCAGCCCAGGTGTTGATGACGTGACCTTGGCTGTCCTGGATGGACTGGTTGAAGTTGAAACCGTTGAGGTTGAACGCCATTGTGCTAACGCCCAGGGCAGTAAACCAGATACCGACAACAGGCCAAGCAGCAAGGAAGAAGTGTAGCGAACGAGAGTTGTTGAACGAGGCATACTGGAAGATCAGGCGACCGAAGTAACCGTGGGCAGCCACGATGTTGTAGGTCTCTTCCTCTTGGCCGAACTTGTATCCGTGGTTGAGGCTCTCATTCTCTGTGGTCTCACGGACGAGGCTGGAAGTAACCAGGCTACCGTGCATAGCACTGAAGAGAGAACCGCCAAACACGCCGGCAACGCCAAGCATGTGGAAAGGATGCATGAGGATGTTGTGCTCAGCTTGGAAGACCAACATGTAGTTGAAGGTCCCGCTGATCCCCAGCGGCATAGCGTCAGAGAAGCTTCCCTGTCCGAAAGGATAAACAAGGAATACTGCCGAAGCTGCGGCGACAGGTGCGGAGTAAGCAACACAGATCCAGGGGCGCATGCCCAGGCGGTAGGAAAGCTCCCACTCGCGACCCATGTAGGCGTAGATACCAATCAGGAAGTGGAACACAACGAGTTGAAAGGGGCCACCATTGTAGCAGGGTGGCATCCACTTGTTTCCAAGTGGCGTGGACTATATCATCACTCTTGCGAGTGTCGGGCGCTAATGTCGTATTACGAGTCACGCTTGACTCACCGACTAGTCTCTGAACCTTCCGCTCAAGCGTGAGCGGCTTGGCTGCTGATTGCCATACTAATGGAACATGTAACTCCGCTGTGAATGAGGCGTTCCCCGATCGGTAACTTAGCCAGGTGGCCGGTTGACACCTTGACACCAAAGGCTTCCTCAATCATCTCTGCCACTTGGCTGTAATCGATACCGGGTTCGGCAACGATTGTTCCGAGTTTCTTTCCGATCTTTCGTTCGGTAATCTTCTCGTGAACATGGAAGTGGCGCTCCCATTTCCTACTGTCGAATACAGATTGGCGGGAGTTTCTCTTATTCTTCCCACGATTATCATCATTCCAGGTGGGGAGTTTTCTCCCAATGGCTTGACGAGTTTCGCGAGGTTGCTTAAGAGCAGCTTCTCGGAGTTGGCCGCTTTCTTTAGCGGCTTGACCACCTTTCTTTCCCGCAAAGGAGAGAACCAACTCAATGATTTCTTCCTTACCTATCACACCGGCTAGAGCCTTGTAAGCGATTCGGTCACCCTCGCTGCCCCAGAGTTGCCAGTTGGCGTAGTGGAACATTGCGTGGCGGGTAATACTGATTCCTTTAACAAGGTTAGAAGGGTGGTCAGTTCCGCCGAGGTGCTTAGGGTTAAGGTGGTGGTTATGTTTCATTTTCAGGTTTCCAGCAGTTCACCCGATTTATAGTGGCCCTACAGGCTGAGCCACTCATCGAGGCTGGCTGCTTCCCAGATGGGATAGAAGTGCAGACCGATGGCGTTGCTGCTGGGAATCACAGCACCAGAGATGATGTTGTTGCCATACATCAGAGAACCAGCCACCGGCTCGCGAATCCCGTCAATATCAACAGGAGGAGCGGCGATAAAGGCAACGATGAAGCAAATAGTTGCGGCAAGCAGCGTTGGAATCATCAGGGTGCCGAACCAACCCACGTAGAGGCGGTTGTCGGTCGAGGTCACCCATTCACAGAAGTTGTCCCAGGCGTTAGAGCGGGACCGAGTAAGAACAGAAGCAGACATTTAACATGGTCGGGAAGATGGACGTAGTACTCGGCAACAGGGACGCGGCCATGAGCGACGTTGCCTACAGTGTTATCTTACCCGAACATTAGCTTCTGTAAACCTACAAGAAAGGGGAGCCGCAGCTCCCCAGTAGAGTTCAGTTGATGAACGGTATCTTCTTGATGAGGTTGATCACGGGCTCCATCTTCTTGAGGAGATCCTCGATGCGCTTGGCCGTCAGAAGGAGCAGGTCAAGCTTCTTTTCGAGAGCGTCGACGCGTTTGGTGATCGGCTCCAGACCCTCTTCGAGTTCTCTCTTGAGGTAGGCTCCCGGGTCACCGCCAGAGTCCGACGCGATCTTGGCGATGGAGCTGAAGTCCATTGGTCAGTCCTCTACGTGAACGTTGACTTCCACGATCTTGGCGTCACGCTTGGGGATCCGAAGGGTGAGAAGACCGTGCTTGAGATCGGCGCTTGTGCCTTCAGCGTCGATGCGCTGGCCGATCGTGAAATATGCGGAACCGCGAGGGGTTTCCACCGTGAGGCTGCGACCTTCGATGCGAACTTTCACATCTGCGGGTGCGACTCCCGGAACCTCTACCTCAGCGATTGCGGCATCGTCTTCCGTGGTGATACGGTAGTTCAGATTGTTCCGCACGTTCGACTGAGCAAGAGGGGTCTCGAATGCGTTCACCAGTTGGGCAAACTCATTGAAGAGAGGGCTACGAACGAGGTTGGTCATGGTAACTCAGGGCTCAGAGAGCAAAGGGGTGAGTTGAGCTTATGCGCTCACCTCTATTGTACCCAGTCACCTTAACGGTACACCACAGTCATCACTCTTCTCCAACACTCTGACCCGTGATGATCTGGAGCCAGATCTTGGCCTGCTCCTTGTCACCGGCCTCCTCGCCTTCCGCAAACCAGATGGTGTCAGGATTTTCGAACGCGGCTTTCTGTTGGTCGAAAGTTGCCGGGACCATCTTTCCGTCTTTCTTCATCGCGAACATCTCTTGGATTTCGTTGGGCTTGCCGAACCCGATCCTCTCGTATGCCTTCTGCCGAGCTGCACCGCCACCGTCACCGTCGTACGGGGAGGTCTTGATAACTGTGCCTTCGGGGAGCGAACGAACCAGCGCGTCGTACTGGGAACGAACGGCCATGGCGACACGAAGTTGTTCCTTCCTGTCTTTCACAGTGCCAGTGTCGTACTTTCCGTTTACTCGATAGTTGAAGCCGTTTGCCTGGTTGAAGGTGGTTTGAATTGTGTTCTTGCCCACCTTCTGAGTCAGTGTCAGTTCCCCGTTTTCCTTGTCGACAGAGGCTTTTACGTTGGCTGGGAGGTTCGCTTTCAGGTCCTGTACGAACTTTTTGTTGGTGCCCATTCGGGAAATCTCAAGATCCGCGTTCTTGTCCGCTCGCTGAATGGCCTTGAACAGTCTTTCCCTTTCTTTCGGATCATCGCTTCTTGTTAGACGATCTCCGAGGATCTCTTTGTAGCCATCTCGTGCTTCTTTGACATCCTTTTCCGAAGGAACTAGTGAATCGAGACCCTTATTCTTACCGCCGAGGAGTCGATCCTTCAGCCCTTTGAGTCCCTTCCTCTCCTCACGTTCTTTCGGCTTATAGCCCTTCTCTTCCGCCTTTGGTGGCTCGTCTGGCTTCCCTTCTTTCTTCGCAAGGGCCTTCTCAACGACCGCCTTCTGCGCCGGCGTCGCTTTTGGACTTGCCGCCAGCTTCTTGAGCTGCTCGGGTGTCGCCTTTTCGAGGGCCTCCTTAGCCTTTGCAGACTTGGGCTGAGCCGCCTCAATCTCCTTGGCTCCTACCTCCTGACCCTGCCTACACTTCCCAGACGTGCCGTAGAACGAGCCATCAGGCCTCTGGCAGCGGGCAAAATCCCAGACTACCTGGGCCTTCTCGTTGAATCCACCGTAGGACATGTCAGTTACCAGTCTGCTTGGAACACTGTTCGGCGCGCTTCTTGGCGGCGTCCTTCACCATCTGAGTCTCAGGGGTCTCAGGCTTGTTTGGCTGGGTTGGCGCTGTCGGAGTGGTGGGTTTGGCCTCTTCCTTCTTCGGCGCGTTGGGGTCTTTCTTCTTCTTTGCGGAGCAGGGCGTGTTCTCGATGCCCTTCACCGCGTTGGCGGCAGTCACGGCCGGGTCGGCGAAGTCGACGCTGCACTTCCCTTTGCCTGCGGTCCGGCTGCCAGGAGGACATCCCTTCTTGGGATCCTTGTCGAAATACTCGCGCTTGCCTGCCTTCGGGTTGCGGCAGAAGCCAGCGCCTGCTGGTTTGGTGCCCGGAGGGCATGAGCCCTTCCGAGCGCGGATCATCGCTCCCTCAGCGTGAGGGACGGTCGGGAATGTGGCTTGGAGCTCCTGGTCGTTTTGCTTCCGACGTCCAGAGGAGCCCTTCTGTTTCCCTGGTGTGGAGTCAACGTCGCTGAGAGGACCCTCGTCGGCGTCCTCCGCAGCGCGCTGAGACTCGATGAAGTCGGCGATGGCCGAAGCTGCCTCCTCAGAATAGCCCATGGCGATGAGACGCTCAGCGTGCTTCGACTCGGAGATTCCGATCGCGATCGCTTGCTGGCGGTTCTTCACCACGGGACCCTTCTTGCCCTTCTTTCCGGTGCCTGAGTGGAGTGTGCCATGCTTCCATTCGTGCATGACTTTCCCCATCTTGTCCTTGTGGGCGTCCGCCCCGTGGCCGGGAGGCAGCTTGTCAGCCATCAATCTTCCTCAGTCTGAGTCCGGGGTTGTGCGGGAGGAGCCTGAATCAGGTCCACTTGTTGGATGAAGCTCTGCAGCTCCTGAGTGGCGTACTGCAGTAGGATCTGGTTCTTGCTGGCTTTGGCGTCGGCGTAGGCGTCGATCAGTTGGGCCAGGGCTTGCTTGAGTTCCATGTCAGGGTTTTGGTGTACGAGTCGTGGGTGGGGTGGGGGTGGGGGTCTTCTCCTCCTCGTCGGACTTCTTCAAGACCTCGACTCCGAGAGACCCCAAGGTGCTAGTGAGAAGGCCCGCGATGAAAGTGGCGTCCATCTGAGGGAGGATCTTGGCGTAGTAAGCCGTCAGGAGACCCGCGGTCCAGACTACAACGCTCACTTTCATGATGTTGACTATCGGCATGGGTTTTCGCCTGTGGTTGACCCTCTTCCGAGGCAGAGCCATCTTCCGAGCCATCTAACTTGGGGTGTTTTACCCTACGGGCGCGGCCTCACTTGGAGGCCTGGATGAACCATCCCGATCCGGGACCTTCCACGGTCCAACGAGCAGCGATTAGCTTCTCGCTGTACTTCTTGTGGTTGCCGTCGGTGTTGGGGTAGGTACCGCTGGCGTTGTCAATCTCGCCCCAAGGGTCGTTGACGATGTAGTCAGATCCGTCCTTGCCAATCACAATAAGCCAATGGCCACCGCCACTAGGAGCAGAAGCAGGACCGTGATGGAGTATCCCAATAGGGACGGGAATACCCTGTCCCAGAAGAGCGTCGAGAGTGCCAAGTGATCCGTTGGTCTTGAAGGAGGCAGAGATGCCAAAGTGTTTCAGCGTTTGGACTTGGACGCCAGCATCGGTGCTGTCGCCTCGGTTGAAGACTTGCTCGACGTACTTGTCGTCGCCTTTGGCGCCAGGAAGTGTGCCAGGCTTGAGAAACTCCGTGAGCATTGCGCAAGAAGAACTAAAGCAGGTCCGGCTGGCATCACGGTAGTTGTCTCGCTGGCTGAAGTAGGGGACTTCCAGAACAGGGGGAGTCGGTGGCTTGGTACGGTAGATCTTGACCCAGTTGGCGTCGTCGGTCAGAAGGTTGGGGTCCAGCTTCTGGATGGCGGCGAACAGGTCGTCGTAGGCAGCCCGATGCTTGGGGTTGGCGGTGTCGGCGTAGAAGGCGAAGTCGAAGAACTTCTTGGAGTCAAATGAGGCCATTGTCTTTGCAGAATGTGTTGACGCGGTCGGTGAGGGTGACCAGAGCTTCGGTGGTTTGCATGAGCATCTCTTCCAGCTCATCACGTGAGAGGTCTTTCAGACCGCGCCTGATGTTTTCAAGCCGTAGCTTCTTTTCGAGTGGGAGATCCATAGACGAGCGATCGCAGTTCCTCAATCTTGTCGCTGGAGTAGGTGCGTTCCTCCTCAGTGAGTGGCGCGTTGTCCACGTACTTGAGGAGAGTGTCCAGCTCCCCGTCTGTGAGGGAGCGGAGTGCCTCAGAGATCTCTGGTGACGTCATGATCTGGCGCACCTCGTCGTGGTCGTAGACGAACTCACGCTCCCGCCAGCCCTCAGGTCGGTGGTCGTAGGAGGCATGAACCTCCGCCCAACTCAGCTCGCAGAGAGCGGCTTTCTCGTCATCGATGTTGAGGATCTCGATGGCTTTCTCGTATGGCACTCCGTCGTCAAGGAGCACCTTGAGTTTCTGGCGGTACTCTGGGATCCAGCGAGGGAGCCGGACCATGCGAGAGTAGTCACGCAGAGCATGCATGATATAGCCTCGGGCGGTCACCCAGGCGTACGTACTGAACTTGATTCCCCTTTCGGGGGAGAACTTGGAAGCAGCAACGCAGAGAGCGAAGTACGCGACCGATTCGAGATCTTCTTTGGTGAACATGCCCGTCCACCCGCCTGTCGCACAGTTGGCTTTGAAAGCCAAGTGGCCTGCTATCCACCGATGCTCCTGCACCAATCGTTGTTGGGCGAGGGTCAAGGGCGGGTACTTTTTCTGTCTCCGCTTCCCCATACTACGCGTGGCAGGCTTCGCATTCGGCCGAACTGGTGTCTTGAGCATGCAGTGATTTCGAGTTGACGTAGTCGGTGTAGCCCCCGATGTGCTCACCGCGGACCCAGAGTTGAGGCACAGTTTGCCAGTCGGACTTCCACACCCCGATGCTCATCGCCTCCTCCTTTGTGATCTCCTTGTAGGTGATGCCATCCTCTTTGAGGAGGTCCTTGAGGCGATCGCACCACGGGCACCCTTCACGGGTGACAATCATGGCGTCGGAGACTTTCTTCGTCAGCAGGGAGCTGGACTTCAGGTAGTAGAGGGACTTGAGCCCCATCTTCCACGCTGAGAGGTGGAGGCGGAAGAGGTATTCGGCACTGCACTCGGGATCGACGAAGAGATTGAGTGACTGGCCTTGGGAAACAAACGGCTGGCGGTCGGCGGCTTGCTTCACGAGCTCGAACTGATCGATCTCGCGAGCGGTGAGGAAGATCTCTTTCTCCTCATCACTGAGGATGTCGGAAGGGAGATGCTGGACGCTTCCTTTCGCAGCTAGAATAGAGTCCCACACGTCATCGGAAACCCCACGCTCGCAGAGCAGCTGCTCAAGGATCGGGTTCTTCCTTACGAATGTGCCCTTGGCCTGCTTCGCTACGAAGAAGTTCGCATCAATCGGCTCAATGCCCTGACTAAACGCTCCACTGATAACAGAATTAGTCCGAGTGGGAGCAATAGCAGTAAGATGAGTATGGCGCCGACCGGAGCCAATGCACCATTCGGGTTCCCCAAACCGTCCTGCCAGTTCTCGTGATGCGATCTCTGACTCCTGGCTAATCCATTCGTGACATTCAACATTCAGCTGACGAGCTCCTTCGGATTTGAATGGGAGACCACGTTTCTGGTAGAGGGTGTGGAGACCCATGGTGCCGAGGCCTAGTGCCCTGGACTTTTCGGCGAATTTGAGAGCCCGCCCCATCCCGACTCGGTGCTGAGCCTTACGAATGAACTCTGAAACGACTGCATCGAGGAGATGAATCGCGAGTTGGGGGACTGTACGTCCACTAAGATCAGATTTCCAACCACTAAACTCGTCATAGCGGCTAAGGTTGAGGCTGCTAAGGACGCAGACGAACGTATGATTTTCATCGGTGTGGAGGAAGATCTCAGAGCAGAGGTTTGAAGTCTTTACGGAGAGGCCGCGGTCAGTGTAGCATTGCGGGTTCTGGCGGTTGGCGTTGTCGATGTAGACGAGGTAGGGAGAGCCAGTCTGAAGACGGGTCTTCAGCACCTCACCGAAGAGCTCCTGCTTCGCAGTGTCACCGGCAAGCATCGCCTCGATGAAGGCGTCGTCAACGGTCAGTGCAACGTTGCTGTCGATGAACTTACGCGGGTCACCTTTCGAATGATCCTTCGCCCGGAGGAGCTCCGGAACGTCTGAGTGGTCGATGGGGAGGTAGATGGCGAAAGAACCGCGGCGTACTCCTCCTTGGGACACCACACGAGCGGCCAAGTCGTACTGCTGTGCCCAGGGGACGATACCAGTAGATTTGCCACCACCAGAGATCGGAGCACCAGCGGGACGGACATCACCCATGTAGACACCTACTCCTCCTCCGTTTTTGCTGAGTTGGGCGACCTCTTTGAGGTGACTGTAGATGCTACTAACGCTATCACTGAGGTGTACTGAATAGCAACTAATTGGTAGGGCTCGACTCGTGCCGAAATTAGCAGCAACGGGAGAAGCGAGGCCAATCCAACCGTTCCATAGACACGTAAACAGGTCGTCAAGTAGTGTCTCATCTTCGTTGATTGTGGCGGCGGCTCTGGCTACCCTCTCGAACATCGCGCGAGGGGTCTCCCCCGGCAGGAGGTAACCCGCCGAGAGAGTTTGCATTCCCTCGTCCGAAAGCCACTCTGGGGCGACTTGTGTGTGATCGGTCATGCGAGGACGAGATTGAGGTTGCGGAGGTTGACAGAGTTGAAGTCTTGGGTTGGCTTGGCGATGTAGTTGCTGCCGTCCTTGGACTGAGCGAAGAAGTCGGTGCTAGTCACACCTGCCATCAGCGGGTGGAACCAGTCCTTTATTCGGTTGGCGCCCTCAGCATCAAACATAAAAGCGCGATCGACATCCAGAGCGCGAAGGCGATCATTAGCCCGGTAGAGGATGTACTGCTTGAGGTCATAGGATGTGATGTTCACGAGGGAGCGATTCTCGAAGATCTTGTCGATGAACGCATACTCGTTTTGCACCACCTGCTGGAACCCTTCAAAGATCTCGTTGATCTCTTCTTCAGTAAGGGGCTCCTCAAGGACTAGATCCTTGAACAGGGCAATGCCGCCATCGCTGTGTTGCTGCTCGTCAAGGGCGGACCACGAAATAATCTGTGAGATACCCTTGTACTTCCCACTCAGGTTCAGCGAGAGGAGAGCCGCAAATGAACTGAAAAGGCTAACACCCTCTCCAGCACCACTAAATACAGCAAGAGCAACCTTGTCTCCTCTCTCAGAGAGGAAATAGTCAATCTTCTGTCGTGCGACGGGGTCACCGAGGAAGGCTTCAAACTCATCGATCCCCAGGGTGTCAGAGAGCAGGTTATACGACTCTGCGTGGATCACCTCTGAGAAGGAGAAGGCGCGAGCCATGGCGGCGATCTCGTGCTTGGGGAACATTTGAGGGATGCTCGCCCAGTGGTCACCGATGTAGCATTCCAGCTGGGTGAAACCACGGAGGATGCCTCCGATGATCTCACGTTCGTCTTCGCTGGCGTTCTGCCAGTCTCGGATGTCTGATTCAAAGGAGACTTCCTGTGGTCTCCAGACCGAAGCCACCGCTTTCTGGTAGACTTCGAAGTATTTGGGGAACTCGAATTTCCCGTTGACTTTGTAGGGTTGCCGGTAGGACCTGATGCTCATCCTAGACTTTCGTTCGCTTGAGCGCCCGCTCTGTCATATACTGTTCACGGACAGGGCGATGCACAGCCTCGTCCCACCACTCTGGTGGCTCGGTGTAACGCCAGACGGCGTAACCCTTGGTCTCGTTCAAATAGCGCCGATACGACCCGACACGGTCGTCCTCATCCTTGAACTGGGCGGGCATGGCCAGCGCAAAGGGAGTGTGGTGCTTGAAGTGTTCTGATGGGAGTCCGTGCTTCTCCTCGTAGAGGTTTGCGATCTGGAAGAGAGCGGGCAGAACCCCATGGTTTTTGCCGTAGCGCTCTGTGTAGGCACCGCAGAGACCGAAAGCGTGGAGCAGAAGCCACGCAACGTTAGCAGGATCCTCGTACTGCCACAGAGTGCAGGGATGATGAGCAAAGCCCTTGGTTCCGTAGAGGGAACCATCGGGCTTGGAAATCAGCGCGCTGTGGGTCTTGAAGGCCCACGGACACAGCATCTGGAGTGATTCGGTTGGCATCTTCACCACCAGCTTGTCAGGAAGAGCTCTGGCGGCGATGATCGGGTCATCGTCAACTGCGAAGATGTTCACTAGGTGGTTTGCTTGGCTCTACCATCATACCACAGATAGAGCCAAAGAACACCTAGCTTTCCATGCGAGCGTACTCACGCATCTTCTTGTCCCTCTCCTCGACCTCTTTGATAGTCTCTTCGAAGGCCTTCTGAATCTCCCGTGCCTTCTTCACTTGCTGGCGATGAGCCAGCGAGCCGACCACCCATAGAGCTCCGAGTTGGCCGAGGAATGAGGCGACGAGAACGGTGAGGAAAGTCATGCGTTGTAGTTGGTCTCGAGGAAGTGTTCGATAAACGCCTCCATGCTCTCGGCATTGCGGGCGTCCTCGATGAAGCGATCTCGGGCGTCAGCCTTGATCCCTTGTATCATAGCAGCGAGCTGACGACTGTTGTTGGGTTCGTTGATGTTCATGGGTTGATGAGTTGCGGGTCGAGAGCTGTGATGAGAGCACCACGGTTGAGGATGACGAAGTAGTCTTCGCCCTGGTCAGACATGGGGACGCGGTAGGCGTGGTAGCCCAGGGCAGCGGCAGCGTGGCCGACATCGTTGAATTCCACTCCGTACTTGTCCCGAGCTCCTTTTAAGACCTCGAGCCTCCAGTCGGAGAACCGGTTGAAACGCTCGTCCATGCTGCCCTCACCAAAGTCTTTGACGTTGGCGTCATTGCGGAAGGCAAAGGCCGTCACGCGTTGGTCAACCTTGCCTCCAGAACCAGCATAGCTGCGAGCGGTGCCTTGTGGGATCTGCTCGGCCAGAGACGACCGAGCACCGGGCGCTGTCGCAGCGGCGTAGGTGCCGTTGCCGTAGATGCCCTCACCGGGGTAGTGGGTGTCCCCGTCCTTCCCCAGACCTTTGAACTGGTCTGTGAACTCCGGTGTGGTCACACCACGGTACATGATGATGGGCTTGTTCGTACCAGGCTGCTTGAGGATGTCATCGCGGCTCTCGAGGTCGGCGCGGGTGGCGACGAGTACGGGCTTGTCGTTGAAGCCCTGAGCCTTGTAGATGTCTCCGAGCTGCATGAAGTCACGGGAGCGCTCCAGACGGATCATCTCTCCGTTGAGCAGCGAGTGCTCGTCGTCGATCTTCTGGTAGCCCTTGGCCTTGCGCTCCTCCCACGGGAGCTTCTCAAGCTCATCGAGCTGCTTCTTCAGCTCATCCCGCTTCTGCTTCTTCTCGAGGTACTCGGCGACTTTCGGGCCGAGATCTGCGGCAGATTTGACTGGAGCAGTCGAGCCAGGCGTCGAGTTCCTCTTGGGACCTTCCTGCACGGCTTTCAGCATCTCCTCAGTCCTGGCCTTGGCGGCAGCGATCTCACCTGCTCTCTGCTCACGGGTCGCGGCGAGCATCTTCATGTGCAGAGCGCGCAGGCCAGCGTAGGCGGTGCGATTCTCCAGGTTGTTGAGCGTGGGATCACTCAACATGAAGCTCTTCATCATCTCGAGGTTGGACTCGACCTGCTTCAGATGAGCCTCGTTGGTGAGCTGGTACTTCGCCTCGTTCTTCTTCAGAGCGGCATCGATGAGGGCCTTCCGTTGCTCCTTCGGAGTGTTAGCGAGTTCCTCCTTCACCTGGCGGATCTTCTCCTCGCGACGCTCGGCCTTCAGCCGCTCGGGCATGCCCTCCCGCAGCTTCATGGCCATGGCGTTGCTCTGGGTGATGCTGGGGAGACCAGCCTCCTTGAGGCGACGGCGCATCTCGTCAGCGCCCGGACCTGTAGCGTACACTTTGAGGCCGGTGGCTTCGATTTCGGCCTTGATGCGCTTCTGTTCAGCCTCGATGACCTTGAACTTCGCCTCCTGCTTCAGCCACTTCTCCTCAGCCTTCTGCTCAGGGGTCTGCGCCTCCTTCTTGGCAGCAGGCTTTGGCTCCGGCTTGGCGGAGGGAGCGGGCTTTGCTGACGGCTTCGCAGAGGGTGCCGCCTCACCACCCTTCTTGGCGATGACCGCGTCGATCTTCACCTTCTGGTAGTCGTAGAGGCGGGGATCTTCCCTGAGCTGCTTGAGTTGGGATGTGGTGAGTGCCATGAGGGCCTTGTCCGTGCCCACTTTCACTCCACCGAGTTTCACCTTCCCGGCTTTCTTGGAGGGATCTGCTTCCCTCGCTCCGACTTTGTCGCCGATGCGACACGTGCCGCCAGTCCCGTAGAAGGAACCGTCAGCTCTCTGACATCTGGCGAAGTCGAAGTAGCCTCCGTCAGCGGTCTGTCTGTAGACTTCTTCGAGGTAGTTCATCCGCGCTCTTTGATGATCTTGTTGATACGGCGTGCCTCAGCCTTCTGAGATGGGCTCATCTTTGCTCTCTCCTCCCGTCCTGCGGCCTTGCTCCACCGCTCATGCTCCTTCATCCAGGCGGTCTGTGCGCGGTCAGCCGCTGTGCTGGCTTTATCCCACGCACGGCCAGCTTCCATGCGGCGCCTGCGGGCTTCTGGGCTCTTGTCACCCTTGGTCTCTTTCTCGGCCTGCTTGAACGCCTTCTCTGCCTCCTTGGCTGCGGCGCGCTTGGCTTTAGCCTCGTCGAAGAGTTTCGCCTGGCTCTGCTTCAGCTCAGCAGATGTGGCGCGAGGCTTGCGAGCGGGCTTAGCTCCCCCTGATGGCTTGCCAGCCTTAGGCTCCTCTAGCCCCTTGGACTGCTCAGAGCCTTTGCGACATGCGCCCTTGGTCCCATAGGCAGTGCCATCGCTACGCACGCAGCGAGTGAAGTCGTATGTGCCTGCCTCCTCGGAAAACTCGTCATAGCCGCGCTCAGATGCAGCAAGTTGGAAGAGGTAAAGAGCTTCGTCAGAGAAGCCTCCTAAGTGGGCCATGAGCTTACATTTAGTAGTTCACTTTTACCCTGTTTTCTGGACCACTCGGCAGAGAACGCTTCCGTTGCATTCTCACTAATCCAGAGATAGTTCTCACTCCCAACTCAGGATGCTGCGGATCACTCCACACTGCCGAGTTCACATTCATTATGTTCTCCCTGGATTTAGGTGATCTTAGGTGACTTTGACTTTGTCTCTCTTTCGTTTCTGCAGTCCTCTTTTCTCCGGTTCGGTTTTTATTCCATTCCATCATTCTCGCTTTGCGCTCTTCTGCCGTTTCCCTCTTTTTAGGTGGTTTGGTACTTTTCCTACGAGAGATAGAGCCGCCTCGCGCGGCATGCTTCACGAACTCGTCGTCGTTGTGCCATCCATGAGAGTGCATTGATGGCGAGCACACATACAGATGCTCTGGTATGTTTCGCCCTCCCTCACTTCTTGGGGGGTGGTGGTGTACATGCATTCCTTTCATTTGCTCATCTGTCAATCCCCAATGATTTTGAGCAACTTTTCGATGGTCTGTTTTCTCCAAACTGACCACAATAGAGAGAATTTCCATATCAACAGTATAGCCGGTTCACGGGTAAAAGAGACTCATGGACAGGATCCCTCGCATTGACATAGGCGGAGCGAAGATCGACAGATTTCCTCCGCCGGTGGTTGAACGCCTCCCCGCTCCTGCGGTGGAGAGCCTTCCCTACCCGACTCTGAGAGTTCCTCGGCCAGTGGTCGAGATCCCGAGTGTCAGGATAGACTATCCGACCCTGCCGGCACTCCCGGTTCAAGCGCCTAACGTCTCCGCTCCCAGTCGGCCAGGCGAGCAGTCTGGGAAGCCACAGGAGAGACCAGAGAGAAGCCTCCCGGCTTCCCCTCCCACCCCGCCTGTGCTCCCACCGCAGGTGGAGGCCCCGAGAGTGCCAGTGCCGGCGCCCGAGATTCCATCCACTCCCCAGACTGAGGCATCCACGATAGAGATAGCCGGGCACGAGATTGTGGTCCCGACCGTGAAAGAGGTCGCCCAAGCGTCCGTCACGGCCGTCGTGGGCACCACAGCGACCCTGGTCACCGCTATGATGTTCAATCAGGTGAGGCAGGTGCTGGGGAAAGCGGTCACCCAGGCTGCGAGAGACAAGTTCAAGATCAAGCTTCGTGTCATCAAACCCGTCATCCACCTCATTCAGGAGACGGACGGGGTCACCGTAATGGAGTACTCGGTGGAGGGCGTGAAGACCCTCGCCACCAACGTGACAAACCCCGAGCAGTACCTCCGTGACACGATAGAAGCGGACGAGTTGTACGAAGCTGACCACAAGATCGTCATCGACGAGCCCATCCGTGAGAGATTCAGCAAGGAGGGCGCCAAGAGGTTTGATTACTTCGCGCCATCGAAGAAGATGGCCCGACGACTCAGCGCCCGCCTGACCCTTGGATGAGCACCACATCGGCGCAGATGCCAGCGTAAGGTGACTCAGGGTGGAACTGCACTCCCGCCTTCTTGGCCTCACCGCACTTGAGCAGGCGGACCAGCTCGAAGTCCAGGCGTGCCTTGGCGGTCTCGGCTCGCTGACGTTCAGTCTCGACGCGAGCCCGCTCCTTGCACAGCTCCACAGCGCCTCCGTCCAGGGGCACATTGATCGTGACTGCCATGCCCGGACTCAGAGTGTGAGAACCGTATTGCTCAGGGTCCCAGGGATAGTTCCCCATGGAGTTCAGAAACGGGGAGATCGCCATTGAGGTGTGCTGACAGACGACACCACCGCCGTACATCTGCTGCATGTAGGGTCCATTGAGAACCTGGACACCTTGGTTCACCACGCTGCCAGAAGAGCTAGCTTGTGGCCCCGCGATGTTGGTAACTGGTTTCTCCTGTGCTAACGCCCCTATTGGGTGAAGACTGAGAGCGATTCCGTAAAGGAGTCCTGCGTAGTAGTGCGCTCGATCCATGTCTCTTTCGCGATCCCAGGTCGCATGATAGTTTCACTGAACTGAAACGGAGCTCCCTGGGTCTGAATCCTGTATGCTGCTCCTTCTACTGGTTTGTCAGGGATGATGATATTTGTTCCGGTAGCGGTGTATGAATAGGCCGTGCTGTAGTCGATCTGGTGGATGGACTCAGTGACCACGGTCTTCGATGTGGTTGTGCTGTTGACTGTCCCCTTAGTAAAAGAGGGGACGACTTGAGCAGCCGCCCCCAGAGGGAAGCCCAGCAGCATCGCTGCTAGGAGGTACTTCACTGGAAGACGCTCAGCTCGATGGAGGTCTGTCCAATGGCTTCAGAACCTGAGCCACCGGCAGTGAGGGTGATTGCACCAGCGCCAACGGTGCTGATGGTTCCGGCTAAAGAGCCAGCGGTGCCACCGGACTGAGTCGTGGTGGTTGTGCCTGCAGCTAGGATGTTCTCGCTGAAGCTGAAGGCAGCACCATCGACACTGATGTCGTAAGCACCAGCTGTGTTAACTGCACCCAGCGTGGTCACGGTGATGTTATCACCAGAGACACTGTAGCTGTCGGCAGTTGGGGTGGAGATCACCACTTGAGGGGTGACCTTGAGCTGAACACTATGGGTGATAGAGTTGCGAATTTCCGCAGCGTTGGTTGCGCCTGCAAACAGGACAGTGGTTGCCAGAAGTGCGAGGCGCTTCATCAGGTAACCATTGGGGGTTAAGGATCTATTGTCGTTCCCTTGACAACTTTCCACGCAGTCACTATGGCGGTCCCGGCCATGGTGCTCACTTCAAGGAAGTGGTCCATCCAGTTCCTGAACTTATCCTCGAAGGAGAGCTTAGGGCGGTCAAAGGCTGGAGTGAGGCTCTTAATCCAGCTCCACATTGGCATGTGGACGTCTTGGGGCACAAGTGGATCGTACCAAGCACTGAACTTCTTCTTCTTGTCCAGAACTAGGAGATTGTGCTCAAAGATGCGGACTCGGCTATAGTTGATTTCGCCTTTGTAGTCCCCGTTGCCTTCGACATCGTCGGCGACCCAAGCGATTGTGTCAACCAAGACACGCTCGTTGGGGGAGGGCATATACGTCAGTTGGAGCTCCACGTCCCCGTTCTCAGGGGCGAAGGGCTCCGTTACGCTCACCACGCAGACCTCAACAGATCCGGGGTACGTAGGGTCTTTGGTTGTGAATGACTTGCAGTGGAGGGGGCGACCTTGAAGCCAGCTTGTCTGTGTCTTGACTATGTAGAAGGTTCCTATTGCCGCTATGATCGAGCCCCCAACCGCAAGCGCGATGACTTGCGAGCGGTTGAGGCGCATCGTTTCTTGACTGGTTGTGTGAGGGTTTTACCCTCAGAGCGGTCTCCCTCTATAGTGGGATTTCGTCACTCCTGGATAGAACCCAAACGGAAGGGGAATAGGATCTGTCACTGGAAATTGCCAGTTTTCAGATCCATTTGTAATCCACACAAAGGGCGCTTGAAATGGCGGACGCCCTTTTCTCCATCCATTTGGAATGGGGTCTTCGGGCTTGATCCTATCCGATCGAAAACCGTCAGTGATCCAAACAAAACCCTTTGTTCCACCGTAGGCGGATTTAGGTCTATTGGAGTTTACCTCCTTCATTTTTTCAATGAAAGCAGATTTCCTATCTTCATCCCAGCCTGCTTGAGTGTTGCCACCATTCCCGCCTTCGGCATAGTTTGTGAGAGGGCCTGTGCCGAGATTAACCATTCCGAGTTCTGAGATGCGGCTTTTCTCCGCAGCATAGGCTTCATCCCAAGATAGGTTTTCTATCTCGATGACGATTTTGAATGTTCCTCGCGTTTCAGCAGCTTTGCGTTTTGCATAGCAGTGGGGATTGCGTTTTCTCCACTGCTTTTCCCGTCCGGGCCGGCCAATCCCCACATAAAATGGGACGTCTCCGTCCCACCATGTGTAAAGGATGATGTTAGCTTCCTTGCCCTCTGTTGCGCTTTTTCCGTCCATTACGACTTGTCGCTGCGAGGTTGGTGTTCTTAGACCGTCCCTGTGACGTCTTCTTGACCACCGGAGTGATCTCCATCTTGTTCGTCAGGGATCCCTTTGACTTTGCCATTTTCGAGCATCGCGATTTGATCAAGGAGAGACTGGATGAAGGCACGCTCGAAAGCAGCCTTCCGTTCCTCAGTCCTATTGAAGTAGTTCAGCCAGGCCGCACACTCTGTGCCGTCAAGGGCAGAGAGATGGATTTGGCTCGACCCATCCTCTTCGTCCTCACCGAACTCAACTTGGAGGTCGTCGAGAGCGGACGGGTGCGGCCACCAGATCTCAGTTGGGTTAGCGTAGTCCATCAGACATCATAAGTCTTGGAGAGTTGGTTCACTGAGTGGAACAATAGAACCAACCAGACTATAGACGTGGCAGTAAAAAGAAAACCAGTCATTTGCATTTAGACGAACGTTGGTGTTGAATAATGTTAGCCGGGATGTCCTTCATGTGTTTGCCACACCTCTCGCAAGTGTAATCACCTTTACCATTGATGGCTTCAGAGATTTTACCGCCCCAAGTGATAGTACGGCCTTTCAAGGCTTTACTTACCTTGTGACCACTCTTTTTGCCATTTTGTCTACAAGCCTCTAATTGTGCCTGAGTTTTTACGCTTCTAGCAGCAATGGTGTTTGGATGGGCGTTCATTTTCTCGGCAACGCCGGGACGACATTGGCCAAAGGAGATCAGAAGTTTTTTTAGTTCCGGTGAAACTTGAAGGATTCTTCTGTAAGATCCGGGCCAAGCTCTTACGAATGCCGCGACTTTAGCACGATTTTTGCCAGTATCACATAGCTTTGCGTGGGCCACATGGATTGCTAGATGTTCAAAAGGCCACAGAAAAACTGTTCTCTCTCTTTCGGGCTCGATGTGGTGCTCTTCCATCCCCAACTGTTGCCCTCGCTTTTCAGCATGAGCTTCAAGATCGTAGATTAGAAGGGACCAGTCAAATGATCCTTCAAGTAAAGAGTAGATAGTTTTTTCTGTGGCGTCAACTAGCATCAGAATAGGCCGAAAGCCAAAGTACCAGTAGTAGCATAGCTAATAAAGGCGAGTATGATTGAAATCATAGCTACGCGTCCGTTGAGAAGTTCAGCACGCTCGTTGTGGGGCACGCCGTAGGGATGGTCAGTCACAATCATTTCAGGTTCTTTCGCCCACATGTTTTGTTGGCCACGATCGTTGGTAGAAACAGTCACAAGGTGAGCTGCACGGTACACCAATAATGTAACAAATGTTAAAGCGAGTACACCTCAGTCTTCGGTCTTCTTTTCGGTTTTCTCAGCCTCTTTGCGAGCCTTTCGGGACTCAAGCCAGAGCTTGAAGAATGTTAGCTCAGCCGGAGTGTGCAACTCCGGGTGCTTGAGCGCTTTCTTGACGAGTTTCTTCCTGCTGGTCATCGTTCCACCACTGTGACATCTAAGTGCCCGCCAGACAAGGCGGTGCAGAAGAACTCTGCGATCTTGCGGGAGTCACGGTTGCCGCACGTGAAGACATCAACGGCGGCCTCGCCCCGCTCAGGCCAGGTGTGGATGCTAATGTGAGACTCGGCGAGTAGGATGATGCCCGTCAGGCCCTGGGGCTCAAACTTGTGGATCTGTGGCTCGTACAGCGCCTCCAGACTGAAGTTGAGTACGGTGCGTTTGAACGCGGTGAGCAATCTATGCTCGTCATTGAGCTCAGCGAATTCCGCACCGCTGATGTGTGCTAGAGCGTGTCGCCCTAGGCCTGCACCCCGTCTTTCCAACTCACAAAAGCTCCTAAATCAAAGTTCGATGTGCGGGATTTGAAAGCGCCCGCACTCGCTGACAAGGGTCTCCTTGTCGAAGGTCAGCACCTCGAAGTGCTCATCGTCTACTAGGAGGACCTCCATCTTGTCATCAGTCTCGTCGAAGCAGAAGGCGCTCTCAAAGAACATCCCACCCCTCGCCGGCCCCACTTTCACTCTTCGGATCCGATGCATCTGCTATGATCTCCTCGAGTTTGGATCGGAGCTCGCTCTGTGAGAGCTCGCCTTTTGTGTGGCCGAGATATGTTTTACCCTGGGTAACCATGTAGACTGGCAGGTCCAGGGTGTAGTCATCATTGACGGCGTGTCGCTCCACGTACTGCGCTAGTATGCATTCGAAAGCGTTCTCGTTGTCGGGATCGATCAATCTGCCAAGTTCTATTGCCTTCATCGTCACGGCAGGCTTGAGGTCGAACAGCACTTTGCCGTCGAAGCTCGCCATGAAGGAGCAGATTGGGCAGTCGTGGTCGAAGACCTTAGTTACGGTTAGTGTCATTGCAGTCGAGTAGGTAGTGCCAGTCGTTGCTCCGGTCGGTGTAACGAACCACGTCGCAGCCCTTGTATTTGTCCACGACGGTGAACTTCTCAGTGGGCTCCGGCGTGCCGATGAGAGCTATGAAAAGGATGAACACGCCCATAATCCCGAGACCCAGCACGGCTCCACGGGCGACCTCGATGAAGGCTTCGCGGTTAGTCATTTCTCGAAGATGGCTGAGAGAAGGGCGGCGATCAGAACGCTGATGCCGAAGATGAGCAGGACGGCCAAGCCGATGGCGAGCGGAATCCACAGCGGGGAGAGCACCCAGAGCCAGCTCCAGGAGATCACACCACCGAGCTTGAGACCGATGAACAGGATGGCGAGGGCACCGGTGAAGCCGATACCGCCAGAAGAAGAGGAGGAGGATTCAGACATGAGACGTTTGCGGCGGTAGGATTTGTAAGACAT